TGCAAGTAGTATAAACAATGCAATTAAATTCCTAAATTCAGCGTATGAAACAATTGAATTTGTTCCCCAATTAATAGATTCAGATTTTGATATTGGAGAGCTTACTGGAGTTGAAACACTAAAAAAGGGGCATTAAGCCCCTTTGTTGTATTTCTTAGTTAAGTTTAGATCTTTTCTACCTTACCTGATAAAGTTTGAATACTTTCTGGAGTTCCAGATGCATCTGATATCAGTATTGCAGATTCTCCATTTGGATTAGGATTAAAGGTCATCATTGAACCTGGTTTAATAGTAGAGCTAGTTGAGCTTTCAACTTTAACAGTTGTAGCTGTATCTGTCTCAGAGTCAATTTTACCAGAAACTTCAAATTCTCCACTATCCGTGGTAATTTTTAGCTTATAGTTACTTTCGACTGGAGTAGATTCCTCTTCTATCCATTGTTCAAATAACTTAATGAACATCGATTATTCTTCGTCTTTTACTTCGTTAGAATCGTCTTCAGAACCGTCTTCTTCACCTTCTTCAGCTTCTTCTTCCGCTTCTTCATTACAAAGCTTCTTAACTGCTGCGCATAATAGGTCGCAAATTTGTTCTTTTTCCATTTCCATCTTTTCAGCGATATCAGCGATCATCTCTTCTAGATCTTCGCCGAATTCAGCCATTAGATTTTCTAATTGTTCTGGATCAACTTCTGCTTCGTCTGCCATTTCTGGAGATTCTGCTGGATTTTCTTCCAGGTCTTGAATTTCGTCTTCAGCTTCAGCAAACATGTTAAAGCCGTCGTTTTCGTTAACGAATTGTTCGAAGCGTAGGATCTTTCCTTCTTCTACTGCGTCAACTGTTGCAATTGTTGGTTTTGCGTACATTGGGTCAAATGGTTTTTTATTTGCACGTCTTGAGATAAGGTCTCTTGTAATAGCCTTCCAAGTTGTGTCGTAGTTATGATTGAATTTTCCACCTTCGAAATCGGCATTTCTGTCAATTACTCTTTGGTAGCCTTCAAGTTTGTTGTGTTTTATTTTATCAAAATCGGCCTTTTCGTTAGGACCTCCAAATGCAGGTTTCTTAATGTCAGTGTATCTGTCCATTGAAGGATTATCTCTGCGTTTTACGTTAAACATGTCCATAGTACTGTTTTGTTAGCTATTTTTATTGACCGATTCTTGATTCTTTATAAGTATCTGCTGTGAATTGAGCAGTTAGCTTATAGATCTGATTATCTTGAGTATAGTCAAGAACAGTTTCAGTCATTTTGTTAGGGCCAATAAATACTGGCGAGAATACAAAGTCTCGGTAGATAACACCAGCTCTGTTGAACTGAGTTACTTGAATACTTGCATTAGCGTAATCAGCTTTAAGACCTTGGCTACCAGTTAATGGGTTATAGATTAGATCTGCCCATGCTCTAAGAGCATTATAAATGTACATATCATTACCGTTATTCAAATTGACTTCAAAATCAATCGTGAATTGGTGATATGTTTGTGCCGGCTTAGCTGGCGCGTATGTTCTTTGAGAGAATTTATAGTTCTGAGTAACAACTGCTGTACCTGAACCCGCGAATTCCGGTAACATTGATACTTTAAGAACGTGCTCAAGCATCAAATTGTTTCCAAAACCGATTTTACCAGCAACTGCTGGTGGAGGAGTAATGATAACCTCGAACTGGTTAAGGTATAACGGTTCGTATTTACCAGGACCTGCTGTTGAATTTTTAAAATGTGGTAGACCTGCCATCTTGTCTCTTATTTTTTAGTTATTTATTCGCACCCGTTGCCACTTGTTTACCAGGCTTTGTCTCTGACTCAGCCGGTTCACGAGTATCAATCTCTTTTTGTATTTGCTTTTGTAGTGCTTGAATCTCAGAAGTTGTTTTACTTCCAAGAGTAATGTTAGTTGCTTTAATAACGTCAGCTATATCGAATTCAGGCTTTTCTTTAGAATAGACTGAGTTTACCTCTGGTGTAAAACTTAACTCGACTGACGGTAGTATTTGAGCAAGAAGGTTTCCACCAAACGTGAATTCTTTCTCATCAAACTCTGGAAATTCCATCTTAATTGTTTTACCAAAGGCTCCATGAATCTTTACTTCTGCCCAAATCTTTGGCTTATTATCAATTGTTTCTTCAAATATCACCTTACTTAGGTTATTTGAAACTTTGTATAAAAACTTAACGCCGGCAGAATAGGCTCCTCTTTCTTGTTGACCTTCTAAAAATCTAAGCTTATCTCCGTAAACTGTTACTGTATATGCCGATTTAGCACTAGCTTCAGGTTTTGGAGTTTCTTTAGTATCATCAGGCTTCACCTCAGGTTCCTCATTATCTTCTGGCTTATTATCTATTGTCGCAGGTAATCCGGGCTTTTCTACTTTAACCAGATCACCTCCTGGAGTTCCTGTACCTAATTGTTTAGCTTGCTCAGGACCTGGTCCTAACTGTTGAGCTTGGTCAGGACCCTGTCCCAATTGTTTAACTTGGTCAGTACCCGCCGGTAGGGCTAAGGCTTCATTAGTTTCTTTACTAGATTCACTTGAAAGCTTTGCATCAATTATCTCATTGATTGCATTGATTAAGCCATTTAGAAGAGCTCCTGATGTGTATTTAGTATATAACGGAGCTCCAAATGCTGAAGTATATTGTAAATCAGGATACACGTCAGTTTGGTGAATCTCAATTCCCTGCTTGTTCTGATTCCACATAGACTGTTGTCCATTTCCTGGATTATCCCAAGTTATCTTGAAACTGATTATTGACTCTGCTATAACTCCTTGTGCGTTCAATTAATTAACCTAATTCTTTTTCGCCTTGGAATTCTTTTCCACGGTTAGATTTTTTCTTGGTTGGATCTACTGGTTTATAGTTAGCCCAAATTTCGTTGTATATACGACATGATGCTCCCATGAAATTAACGATTCCAACGTATTTCTTACGGTCTTCACCTTTCATACGTGAAATCTTCTTACCGATGCTTCTAGCATCGTCTAAGTCTAATTCCTCGTCATCTGCTTTTCCAACTAAATCCTTTATTGAATTTTCCTGAATCACAAAATTACGAAAGGAGTCAATCCTATGTTTATTTTGATTTGCCATGTTAGCGTGTCGCTTTTTTATTACTTAGGCATTTTAGCCATGTTAGGCTCAACTTTCTTATTGATTGCTTTACCTGTGATAACTAATTTAGCCATCTTTGGATCAACTGTCTTAGTAGATTTAGAACCTTTGTTTGTAGGTAATTTAGCGGTTTTCTCATCAACTGTCTTAGTAGAGTTAGAACCTTTACCTTTTGGAAGTTCTGCCATTGCAGGTTTAACTGTTTTAGAAGATGCTGAACCTTTACCTTTTGGAAGTTCTGCCATTTCAGGTTTAACAGTTTTGCTAGACTTAGAACCTTTACCTTTTGGAAGTTCTGCCATTTCTTGATTAATAGCCTTTTTCTCTAAAAGGAATTCGTTGTAGTTTAAAACGGTGTTGCTCATTTTTGCGTATTATTTTGGTATTGTTTTACCTAGTTATTTATTAGTGAATCCTCATTAAAAAAGAAAAGGCTCCCTTTTGAGGAGCCTTTTCTTATATGTCTCTGTTTACTTACAATTAGTAAGAAGCAGCAGGACGAACTGAACCAGTCAATACACCTAGACCTGTTACGTTCAAAGTAATGTATTGAGTTTCTGGGTGCCATCCAGCTTCTGTGATAGCATAACGAGATTTCATACCAATTTTCGGAGAGAAAGTTCCCTCTGCGATTGTTTGAAGAGACTCAGCCATGATATATGGAAGGAATTTAACACCTGGTTCTTCATCAGCACCTTTACGACCGATATGGATACGATCATCGCTGAATTTCAAGTTAGGATCAACGTAGATGGTTAAACCATGTACTTTACCTGCAGGGTATAATTGACCAGCAGCAGATGGAAGATCATTGTTGAATGGAGCGAAAGAGTAACCAGCTACGTCTGCTAAAGCAGAAGCAACACGACCGTTAGTAACGATGTAAGTACCTGCACCGAAACGACCTCTATGATAAATCAAGTTAGCCATTTCAAGAATTTTAGTTACAACACGACGTTGTAGAGTTGAGATGTTCTCAAAACCAGTAGAACCTACAGTTAGGTCTAAAGTAGTGATACCAGCACCTTCTACGCCTGCGATAGCAGTAGCGTGAGTAGCACCTAAACCAAGAACACGATCAACCAATTTTTTGTTAATTGATTGTGCAAGTTCGTTAACTGCAACGTTTTCTAACATTGACATTACATCAAAGTTCCAAACGCGGTTAAGGTCTTGGATTTGCTCAACAGTTGCTGAGATAGCAACTTGGTCGCCTTTTGCCTCGATGAACTTAGTGAACATACGAAGACCCATTTGACGGAATTTAGAAGTTTCAGCAGTTGCACGAGTCATACCTTCCATTTGATTTCCAGTAGTTCCCATAAAAGGACCATTGAAATCAGTAGTAGCATAATCAGCATCAGATACTGAAGTAAAACCAGAAATATGGTTTTCTAAAGCAGAAACTAATTCAACTTTGTTATCAGCAATACGGTAAGTTGCTACCGCAGAACCTGAAACAGCTGTTGCTCCAGCTGGTTGAATATCGCAGTCAGCTACGAATATTTCAGCAAGAGTTTTAGCGTCATCGTTTAAGATAACTTTGAAGATTGGAGAACCATCAACACGTGATTTACCAACGTATTGTAAGATTAAATCGTCTGAACCATTGTTCACACCATAGTTAGCACCTTCTGTGAAAGGAAGAGTTGCTACTGTGAATTTAGCACCACCTGATGGGTTTTCTAACAAACCTGTGATTTTAATCAAGAAAGGCTCGTATTGCTTGTCGACGTTACCACCTTGGTATACGTAATCCAAGTAAGGTAAGAAACCTACTGGAGAATCCATAGGAACTACACCAACTAGGTCGAAACCGATAGTCTTAGCAGCTACTTGGATAGCAACTGGTAAAAGGCTTGGGAATTTATCACCAGAACCAGATACAGAAGCACCGTAACCGTTTTTAGCACCAGCTGTGAACGGAGTCATTGAGCTAGTTGGAGAGCTGATTGCTCCCATTGCACTGATTGAACCTGGTTGTTGTAAGAACAAACCTGGAGCAGATTGTGATTCATTGATTGAACCTGCGTTATCGAAGATAGCATGATTGTGAGCGTAGTCAACTAACCAAGGGCGAGCTGTAACGTTTGCACCATAACCTTCTAAAACTGGAGTCCAAGTTTCTCTAATTGAAGCATCGTTCAATTTTTTGAAAATTTTTGTTGCCATTTTTTAAAAATGTTTTTTTAATTTTGTGCTCTTCTTTTGAGAGCGTCCAT